AATTACCCCTTTAGGTTTGTTTCAAATAAGCTAAATTAAAATCCACACTTGAAGCTGCACTTGCAAGTCCTTGCATAGTGTCGCCTGTTTCTAATACAAGTTTCGTTGACATTGTGATAGTAGTTCCAAATGGAAGTGAAACATCATTTAAGATTTTTCTTAATGAGCCACCTGATTTGGTAATACTTAAATCAACTGTAACATCTGCACTAGAGCCACTTATATTAGATAAAGTTAATCCAATAACAGTTTCAGTTGTGCTTGAAGCTACTGCGTCTAAAATAGCTGTGCTACCTGTTCCTAGAACACCTTGTACTGAATGTAATGTATCTGCCATATTTTATCCTTTCCTAACTTAGCGCTATTACTAAACCTAATGAAACACCACCAGCTAATCCTGCGATATCTCCTGCTGTTGTTTTCTTTAAATTATTACTGTCATCTGCGTCTGCAATCAGAATAACATCTGCACTAGCCACTGTTGCTGAAGTCGCTAATGTAGGTGCTACTAATAAAGTTGAAGCAAAAGCACCTGAAGTTGAAGCTGTTCCACCCGATAAACCCGAAGTAGCACTTGTTGTTATAGTTACACCTGTAATATCTCCGTCTCCAATGTAAGAAGCCCAAGAACTACCGTCATAATAAGTTAATGTATTTGTATCTTTTAGATAAGCAAACATTCCCTCTTCAGGAGAAGAAACAGCAGAACCTCTAGCTGACGAATCAGCGAAAACCATTATTATTTGTTCTTGAATATAATTATTGAAGTCAGAAGCTGTTACTAAGTCTCCTGTTGTCCATACTTTAAATCCTGCACCCATTTACTTTTTCTCCTTATGTATATGCAAATCTTGTTCCAACACCTAGTTGTGCCTGTCCTAAAACAAAAGCTGAAGAACCTGCTGGACTAAGTGTAACATTCCAATCCCAAGTTTGCGAGCTTGAGTTTATGTTATGCTCTATTGATTCTATCCAAAGTTCATCTTCAACGCTAGTACCGTTAGGATTTACTATCTTAACTTTAATTCTATCGCCAAATTCTCTTCCTAAAGCTTGCGCCCATATAGAAACATTATCTCTAGGATTAACTTTTAAACTTTCAATACGAACAATAGGAGTAGCAGTTTCAGATAATTTCTGCTCAATTAAGGATAAAACATTAGCATTAGATATATTTATAGTGCTTTTTTGAGAACCTTTAGCTGTATATCTTGAAACGGAATCAGCGTCAGCAATATATTGAGTTGCTCCACCAGTTCTAGTCCACTCATAAACATTAATAACTTCATTAGTATCAAAGTTTGTAATAACATCTCTATAAGGTAAATTGCTTCCGTCATTAGAAAAGGTTGCTTGAACATCTGTTGCTGAAGCATTAGTTAGTTTATAAGCACGATTTCTGAAAGTTGCTTTACCGTCTTTAGCAATAAAGTATTGTGCATTCTCAGCAGTCTCACATTCTTGCATTGCACCCAATAAATTAGTAGTAACTGCTTGTGTTATTACTTGGTTTGTTCCAGTATTAATTGTTCTTAAAGCACTAGGAAAGCCAATTGAGTTTAATAATCTAGTTATTCTTGCAGAAGATAATTCCTGCGAGTCATCATAACCTAATCTTGTTGAAGTTCCTAGTTCTGAGAAACCACTTGTTCCAATTCTCCAACCAACTGACTGAATTGTTTGACCTTTAAATATTTTAAATGCGTCAACAGCAGTAAAGGTAACTATTGAGTCAATTCCCTCAGCTACATAAGTAACTGGAATAGTATCTAAAAATCCATAAAATAATACATAAGTTGTTGAATCATAAACCGCAGAAACTCTTACAACTTTTAAAGGTTGTATTTTAGTTCTACCATTAGATGAATCATAATAAAAAGTTGTTTGGTTAGGATTAAACCTGTTGTCTGTATTTGAAAGTGCTAATGAACAAGTTCCTGCTGGAAACTGACCTAATTCATTAACTCTTCCTCTACGAATATTTATTGCTCTTACATAGTCAGATATATCAGTAAATGAAATCGAACTATCAAAAGGTTCTGAATCAAAACCTACTTCAATTTTAAGAGTTACATTGTCGTCAAAAGCAACTGTCATTATAAAGCTACTTCTATTCCACGCCTTTGAGCTTCTTTTAATGCAGAAGCAACAGCATTTTGAACATCTTGTGTACTTCCTAATAAATTACCTGTGTTAACAGTAATTAATGTTTGTCCACCGCCTAAATCTTTACTGCCAACTATTCCATTGTGTCCACTCATAATAGAACTTCTTCCAATATCTTTCATAAACTGTTGTCCTAAGTTGTTTATAACATTTCCTGCAGGAGCGCCTGCTGGATTTACACCGTCTCCAAAACTAGAATCTCCTGATGTTGGAGTAACAGACGGAGCAGATACTCCTGTTCTACTCATACTTGCAAACAATCTGTCATACATTGCAATCATTTCATCAATTTTAACTCCAGTAAGTGCAGACATTTTAGCTAAAGCGTCATTGTAACCTTTAGTTCCTTTTCCAAATCCCTCAAGAGCCTTGTTAAGATTTTCTTGAAGTATTGCATACTCTAAAGTATTTTTGAGAGAAGCTTCAGTAAGTTTATTAAGTTTCTTTTGTTCTTCCTGAACTTTTTTAATAGCTTCAGCTTTTCTCTCTTCAGCTTTTACTAAATCTTTTTCAGCTTGTTCAAGTTGTCTTATTGCGTCCTCTTCTTCACGAGATAAAGCAATAGACTCTTCTTCTAATTTATTTAATTGATTTATTGCAACAGCTAATTCTAATTTTTGTATTTCTGATTTATCTTCTGTTGCTGTTAGTTCTTCAACTACTTGTTTCTGTCTTGCAATAGCAAGAGCTTCTTCATCAGTAATTTTTGCACCAAGACCTTGAACTTCATTGAGTTTTTCTTTAGCTTTTTCAAGCTTATCAGTAGCAGTTTTAACTTCTTCCTCAGCTTTGGTTTGCTTTTCTAAAGCTTTATTTCTTCTAGTTTCTGCCTTATGGATTCTCTCTTGCCTATCTTCTAAAGCTTCCATTGCATTTAAAACAGATTCCATTCCACCTAGTAAACCGTCCTCATAAGCTTCAGCAGTCTTAAGTGCTTCTTGTGCATTTTCATCTAAAGCTATTCCGTTAAGTTCTAATTGTTTAGTAAGTTCATCAACTGTAAAGTTTGTTCCGTCTAAAATATCATCTAAAGTTTTACTTTTCTCAATAACTTCTTCAGTTTTTTCTGCCGTGAAACCTAAATAATATTGTTGTCTCCTATGAGCTTCTGTATATTGGTCGGCTTTCTTAGAAGCTTCTTCGTAAGCTTTATTACCTTTATTTACCCAATCAGTTATTTTTTTAATACCAAAAGCAACAAGAGCAAGTTGTGGGAACATAAGCGCCAAAACTGCCATAATTGCTTTAAGAGCAAGTTTAAATCTTTTCATTGATGTTTCACTAGAATTTAATCTATTTCTAAAGTTTTGTAATCTTTCAACTGTTGTTTGTAAACCTTTAACCATTTTAACAAGAGACGGAACAACAGCTTCTCCAATAGTTATCTTTAAGTTCTCTGATTGGTTAGTTAGTATTTTCATTTGCGAGGTAAAACTTTCTAATTGTTTTTTAGCTACTCTTTCCGTGTAACCCATTGCATTTTCTAATTCGTTTTGATAATTTCTAATAGCGTCCTCAGAACCAGCAAGAATCTTTACTGCGTCAGCAACACCTCTGTTTAATCCTAATTGGTCTAAAAGTGCCGCCTTTTGAACATCTGATAATCCGTCCATTCCCTCAGTTAAGTTTTTAACTACATCAGCAAGATTTAAAAGATTTCCAGTAGCGTCAGTAACAGTAATTCCTGACTGCTTCCATTCATTAGTATTATTATGAACAGCTCTTGAAACATCTCTTAGAATCTGATTCATCTTTTCTCCAGCTTCAGCACCTTTAACTCCTCTATCTGCGAAAGCGGCGAGAACTGCAACTCCCTCTTCAATAGATTTGTTTGTCATTTTTAAAGCGGCGCCAGCTTTGTTAGTGAGTGCTTCTGAGAATTGCTGAACAGTTGCGTTTGCTAAAGTGTTAGCACGAACAAGAACATCAGTAACTCGAGTAAGATTCATTAAGTTTTGTTGAGCGTCTTTAACTGTAAGACCTAAAGCAGATTGTGCGTCAGTTGCTAAGTCAGTAGCAGTTGCCATATCGAACATACCTGCCTGAGCGAAACGAGCAACTTGAGGAAGTGCTTGCATTGATTGTTCTGCATTTAAACCAGCAGAAGCTAAGAAGAAATATGCTTCAGCAGATTCACTAGCACCAATAACTGTTTGAGTTGCTACATCTCTTGCGACCCTAGCCATTTGTTGTTGTTGAGCGGTTGTAGTCTCCATAATTGCTAGAGACTGAGTCATTTTATCTTCAAACTTTGTAAAAGCTTGAACAGAAGCTATAACTCCTTTTGTTATTCCTGCGAGTGCAACTGCAACTGCACCAACACCTATTTTTGCAAATTTTGAAAGTTGTTTACCTGAAGTTCCAAATACACCACCAAGTTTGCTCATTTGCGCAGAAGCTGTACCAGCTCCACGCATTACTATATCTATTAATACTTTTGCACCCATTATCTTCTCATTCTAGCCTTTTTTGCCTCAGCTTCTTGCATTGCCAACTGTTTATTTTTTTCTTCTTGTTCCCATAAATAAAAAGTTGCCCATTGATGAAACTCTAATGATGACATTTTAGTACGCAGTTCTCCAACTGTCATACCTAGTTCTCGAGCTAGTCTAAATTGAAATGATATATCAGGATTAGTCTTGAAATTCTTCGGCTAAAGCCGATTCTACCTCACTTCCAATCCCGTTGAGTTCGTTTAATTCTTCGAATATTATGTCTATAATCGTTGCGTCTTTTTCATAAAGTATGTCGATTGCTTCATCATCTAATGCAGGTTCGACAACACTTGCTTTAAGCAACTCTTTCTGATAATCGAAAGCGTCGGTGGTGTCTCCTTGAATGAGTCGTCCAAGTTCAATCTGCATTTTCTTCGATATACCTTTAACTTTGATACTGGTTTTCCATTGTGGAATCTCAATAACCTTTTCGGGTACATCAGGCAATGACTTTAAGTCATCTACCGATAAAAATTTATCTACCATTGCGTCTCCTTTGTATATTTAAATTTAGTGCGTGCCTCTAGTGATTGTTGATGAGCATTGAAAATCCGCACTATAAGCTACGGCGTCTCCTACTGGAGAAGAAACTGAGTAAGCAGTCATAATACACTCGCCTGTATATTTAACTTTACCGCTTGCTGTTCCCTCAGGACTATATTCATAGGAAAGAGTATCATCTTTTCCTATAACAACACCGAGTATTGCGTCGGCGGTTGAGTCCCACATTCCAGTTAGTGAGATTGTAGCGTCAGTTAATCCTGCAATATAGGATTTAGCTTCTGCTCCGAGCATAGTTGTTTCTGCAACATCAGCACTTTCAGGAAAGTCAACATTGTTAACATACGCAGAGATGTCTGTTA